TACTCGTACCAGTTGGCTTTACGGTAGACGCTCTCAGAGAAGGAGCAACACTGTCAGAACCAGCTTTAAGGCACTTATAAACGTTTAGTTCGTCTGTAACAACATAGAATTGGCGAGTAGACACCGCTTCAGCGGCGTCGTCATATTCTTGATAGATCGTACCAGATACCCAGTTATATCGAGGAATAACGTGCGATACATCTGACGCTGCAATTTTCTTTGCCGCTGTCATAGCCTCACGCGCTTTTCTTTCTTCTGCTGATGAATCATCTGGGATCGCGATTGTTGTGTCTGATCCTGGCCACTCTCTCGAACGACCAATAAAGAGATACGCGTTATCCGTATCCACTAATGATTTGTAAGCTGCGGCATTCTGCACACGCATGCTTTGGGTAATAATAGCTGCCATTTTAACTCAAGCTCCGTTAATGATATGTTTATTTATACTAGATTGTAGTGATAACAATTTCAGAAGGACTACTGATTTTAATTTTACCACCGCCAATAGCCTCGGCTAAAGTATAATTTTGATAAAGCGATAGAGGGTCGGTATTATAATATTTCTGCAAATCTACATGCTTCCATGTAGTACCAACAGAGTTTGACGACGATCCGACAATAACAAACTCTACCTTTAAGTATACTGCATACGCTTTTGCATCAACTACATCAACAAAGACTGGTACTTTATACTCATCTTTTGCGATTCTTCCCGGCTGCAACTTTTTCATTGCGGCATTGGCTGTTGGACCGGCTAATGCTTCACTGAAGATTGCTACTTGACCAAAAAATGCAAAACCAGACGGGTGCAAAAGCTTTTTAACTGAATCTCTCCAGTTACTGATTGTTTGACCTGTTTTAATAACGTATGAGAATGACTGATAGTATCTAGAATCCTGAATATATCTAGAAGAACTCAGATGGCCGTCTTCATTTCTCCAACGTTGGTTAGCCGCATCCCATTTACCATCAGAAGGTTTAAGGATTTCAGTGCGAGGAAATGCCAATTCAACCTTGTCATTAAACGCAAGGTTAAACAAAGCTTGATAAGAAGGAACAGATCCCTTTGACAAATAAATGTCAACAGCGTTTTTGTAAAGCTTTCTTTTATCAGAAGCAATGTTTTCCGGAATAGCTGCAGCAATTTCCCTTTGAATATATTCAAGAAACTCATCGGCCGCACGGTCGATATCACGGTAATCAGGCATATTGTTAATAATATGCCCTGGATTACCTTCGCTGTTGAGCCAAATCAAATACTCTTCTACAAATTCAACCAGGTCAGGTTGATCGTAGATAATATGATCTGGGAGAATCTTTCTTAATTCATAGTTCATATCGGTTATTCTTTATGTCTTGGTGTTGTGCTATAACCGATACCTGCAACCACACCGCCGGTCGCAATAGTATCAACTTGTGGAGTAACAGTAGTATTAGTCATATCAATTTCAAGAAGCTGATTCAATTTAGGTGCGATATCATTTGAATCAGGCATTGCGTTGATATGAATGTGCGGACCAACATAACCACCATCTGGGTTAAATGCTGAAAGCACAACTAGACCTTTCGCAGAATCAATATAACCTGCGTCGTTTACAACCACAACTTTTTCTTGGTTAGTGTTCAATCTATAAATTCTAATTTTATGGGAATCTGTAGTTGTTCCAGCCTGGTAGCTTTCCAAGTAACAAAGCTGACCATTAATATAAAAACCAGAAGAAGAGATAATAGATTCATTGCCAGATGTAATATAAAGAGGAGATGAAAAATACAACTCGTACTTTTGAGAAACGCCAATCGTAGGTTCGAATAGCTTTCTCATGTACACTCGAGCAGTTGAGTTAAGAATCGACGGGTCAGATGCGTCAACTCTACGCAAGAGGGCTGAGTGTCTGAACACACCATCAAATTTACGAAGCGCAAGTGTATTGTATTCTTCAATAACCGAAGTCACAAGAGCTTTAAGGTCACCAGATGTTCTTGTTGTCAAGTTAGGGTTATATTTAAAAAATACTTCTATATAGATGTAGGTATAAGAAGGGTCAACGATCTCAGGTGTGATCGAAACAATGTTTTTTGGTTTTAAGATACTATCGATAATGAATTGCTTTTCAACATCTGATAGTACAGTGCCAGTACGTGGTTTAATTGAGATATAAACTTTACCATATTCTGGTGGTTCACTTTCTTCACCACCCCAGGCAGCAACTGTCTCGGCGTTTGAATAGTTGTTTTTGATGATGGTTCTGTAATCATCTGCAGTAACAACTCGGTTCTGAGACAAGAATGATAGAGGAGCGTTAAATTTGATAGACTCAACATCTTCTGCTTCGGCACCACCTGAGGCAGAAGATACTGTTCGAACCGCAACGTTTGTGTTTCCTGAGATATTGCTTGATAGTGTAAACGAAGCCGCGCCGTTAGACGCTTCGCCATCTGTTACAAGATAGTTTGCTTCAATAACGTTTCCAGCTTCCAATCTCTTACCAAAAATATTATCGCCAAAATAAATTTCGTATTTTGAATCTAATCCTTCTTGTAGGAAATAGACTTCTGATGTGCCATCTACTTCTACAACGTTTTCAACCCTTGCATATGTTGAACGGTCAGAGGACGCTTGGTTCGATCTAACAGTAACTAGCAGAGTAGAGGTATCAACATTTGAATCCGGGATTTCGAATCGTTGTCTTGAATCAGTCGAATCAACCAAATATGTAAATGTTTTAAGCTTACCCTGTTTAATATTAACGTTTTCGAAAATATATCTTAGGTTGGAATCAGGAGTAATAGTAGATGTTTCTGTTACAACAAACGAATATGCTTTGTTATCAATCTTAGTGCTAAACGTGGTACCACGGTCAATGGTCAATGACGTAGGAAGACCCGAAGGCACAAGTACCTCAACGTCGATTGTTGCCGAAGCCGCTGACTTTGATCTAGGAACATAGCCAAGAGATTTGGCGTGAGATACAATGTTATTTCTAACTTGCGCAGTGTCGAGATACATCTCGTTTGCCAACATGTTAGAGTTGAATGAGTTATAAAAGGTGTTATATGCCAACACATCCAATAGAGTCGACATAGCAGAACCTTCAAAGTCATAGTCCTGAAATTTAGCCTGTGAAGACAAATAGGTTTTTAGATTAGATTTGATCTGGTCAAAATCTAGCTCTGATACCTGGAGTCTATTTTTAGAAGTTTCTGCCATTAGCGTATTCTCTCGATGTAAAAGTCAACCTCACCCGTATCAAGGGTAGCAACAATTTGAAATTCTATTTGCACACTATACCTGTTATTGTCACTATCATCAGCAACTTCAACATTAATTACATTCACTCTAGGCTCATAGTTTTGTAAAACCTGAGTAATTGCTTCCTGCAGATCCAATGCAGTAAATGGAGTTACTGGCTCAAATAAAAGGGCTCTAACACCAGAGCCCAAGTTTGGAGCAAAAGGACGTTCGCCCGGAGAAGTCATAATCAGATTTTTCACTGATTGCTTGACCGAGTTAATATCCCTTAACACTGTGATATCCCCAGTATTAGGGTGAGGATAGAAACCTAGAGAAAAATCAGAGTATAGAGAATCACGCTTTGTGATTCTCGGTCTGTTGACGTCTAGGTCTGATAGGTTCTGAGTACGTGGCATGTTAGTATTTATACCTTATTTTACGTGTATTGCATAACATTATGCACTTAGCCCCTATATTCCCAGTGCCATGGTTCCCACGACATACGCTGCCAGAAACCAAATCGGCCAGCGTTTCTTGTCAACCATTGGTAGACTGGGTTAGACGGACTTCTGTTATTATAGATCACGCCTTCGTCGACTGCAAGACCCCATCCATGGTTTGAATTGCCTGGAGGAGCAACCCATCTTCTTGCCGCAGCGGCACTTCCATATCTAGACAAGGCACTAGTCCATAATCTCAGCTGATGGTCATAGGTTCTATAACCAGATGTTGGCGACAATGTTATACCATCTGCTGCAGCTGCTGCCGCCATTCTATTCCATTGTGCCGCGGCATCTCTTCGTATTTGGATACCACCACCAATTGTGCCTAGATCGCTAGCAGGCAATCTTCCGTTTTGAGCAGTTGTTGATACTGAAGGAATTACGTTGTTATTGTAATAATTGTAATCAATAATAGCTTGTCTATTTTCTTCGTGTAGCTCAATGATCTGATTAAAGATTTCACGAGCCTTGTCTTTACTTAGTGCATTTTCTAAGTCAGTGTCCATGAACATAGATTTGGCTGATTCCCACGCACCTTCATTTAATATCCCGGAAAGAAAATTACGATGGGCTGTAATTGTTTCCTGCCATTTTGCCATGATTTCTGCTTGGGTTGCTCTTTTGGTAGAGATCGATTGAACTGACTGATAATACTCTACTTGATCAGGAGACATAACACCTTCTTCAAATAGCTGTCTCTCATCCATGCCAGTAATTGATACATAATCTCTAATTGTTTGTTGTACTTTCAAGTTTGCTTCATTATTAATCTCTGCATCCAAAAACGCCAAGTCAGTATTAAACTCATCGCGGTATTTTTGAGTTAAATCAGCAACAGGAAGTGAAACTTCACGACGGAAAGCTGTAACAGCATCTTCACGCGATACTGCATATGGACTAGTTTCTGATGGTTGTGAAGTCGGTTGGACAGTATCATCGTTATAATCCGGTGCAGCTTCTGCATTAGTTACAGGGGTTTGTGCGCGAGGTGCATTAGTTACAACGTTGCCATCCGCATCAATATTGGTATTAGGGAATTCTTTACAAAGATTAGGAATTTCAATGCCAGACAAAATGTTTTCCAATGACGGAATTTTGGCAAGCATGTCCTCTAACCCACTGACAGCTTCACCCCATTTTTCCCTGAGCATGTTTTTAAATTCGACAAATTCTTTACCGAACTTTTCCATCAACGATTTCAGATCTTGTTGAAGACTTGCAATGGCTGCTTTAATTTTACCTTTGACTTCATCAAACTTTGCCTTTGCATCTGCAACAAGACTTGAAAAGTCAGGTAAAGCATCAAGACCCTCTGCGAGTTTGGCTTTAATCTGGTCACGAACATCATTTAGCGCATCTAACGCAGCCGCTTTGCCACAAGCTAGCTGCGCACCAATATCTAAGCCAGCCAGTTTTTCGGTAATTTGGTCTGGGCTTAGTTTTGTGTTTAGCTGGGTTGTAACTGCTCCAACGGTAGACTCTAACGATGCCGTAACATCGTCGAGTCCACCAAGATCAATATTAATAGTAGTTGCCATATTTTATTTCTCCTTAACCAACTGGCGGGCCATCGCCCTCAGGATCAGTGCCAGATTCGTATGGGTGAGTATGCTGAGTATGAGTAATTCCGTTAACGGTGATTTCACCAGCGCCATACGTGATATCACCTGTACCAGCTGTCTCAGTTTTGGTACCTGACACTGTGTTAGTCTGACCGCCAGAGATAGTTGATGTCTGATCACCTGTAATTGTTTCCGTTTGGTTTCCTTTAATCGTATATTCACTATTGCCGTTGACTGTTTCAGATTTGTTTGCCGGTGTCGCGACTGTAATATTACCCTGGGATGTCACTGTCAACGTGCCCATGCTTGTTGTGGCATGTCCATCTCCAGAAAATATATTAATCTTACCGACAACAATCTGGCTCAAATCACCAGCAACCATTAAGTCATCATTAGCTCCGATAGAAACATTTCGTAGTCCACTGACAACTCGTGTTTCTTCTCCACCAATACGACGTAGATAATCGCCTGTTACGTTTGATGCAAAATCCTGAAGTACTTCAAGGTTTTCGTTGTTAATAATCTTGGATGTACGAGAACTTCTAACCAACTCTGTTTTGTTGCCGATTACCTCAAGATGATAATTGCCTTTAACTAGTTGGCGCATATCGCCATCAACCGTTAAATTGACGTCACCTTTAACGTACATATTGTCGTTTTCAAATGTTACTGTGTAGTTAGAACCGGTTACAGTAACAACTTTAGATCCATCTGCATGAACCTCTTCAAATGTCCCTGATGCATGGTACTGCATAATGCGTTCATTGCCTGGGGTGTTATCCACTTCAAAGACGTGACCGGCTTCTGTTTCTTCAACGTCGTTATATGGATACGAGGGTTCCCTTCCACCTGCTGGCATAGGAAGTTCCCATGTGCTTCTTTCATAATAGGCGTCTGGCTCATCAACCGATATAGAAGATGTCTGCGGAGCAATAGATGTATGAATACCGGTAGATCTCATATCCATACGGTTAATATAAGCCGGTGATTCTCTATATGTGTCACCTCTGGCGCCACGAGGCTGGTCTGAGATGCCAGTTCGCTGAGTCATTCCAGTCGTAGGTGCAGTAAATGTTCCGCTTGTACTTCTTGCAGGCGCTGCACTCGGAAGAGTTCCCATAACCAATGGTGACTGTTTTGAATCACCATCCAAATAGATTCCAACAACCCATGACCCTTGGGCAATACCTGTTGCTGATCTACCAACACCGCCCGAAGATGCCGAAGTAACAGGCATCATGACCTGAGCCCACGGAAGATCCTGAGTTGGAAGAACACTCGGGTCCTCGGTATGGTCACCAAAAATACGCACTCGAACTCGACCGGTCTGGTTTGGATCATTACGATCTTCTACCACACCAATGAAGTACTTCATTGTGCCTACTTCATCACTAAAATTTGGATCAGACACGCTCATTTGTTGCTTTCTCCATTGTATCTCTGCCACAATCAAAATCGATTGTGTATTCAATTCGACTATCGCGTCTATTAAATACGTGTTTTAAGTTAAGAATAATGTGCTTGCCAGATCTTCTCTGGTCCAATGCATCATCCGGATCATTGTGTGTAGTCAAACGGTTTTTCAGAATCTCGAGATCCACGATACTTCCGGCATGAAGATCGAATCTTCCACTTACTGAAAGCCTATAAGAATAGTTATCCAGCGAATTAATATATGAACGAATGATAGGTGATATAGTCACTGATCGATCCGCGTATCCAATCGCAGACGCACCATGAGCACCTCCACTTGTAATGAATGTGCTTGAGGTAGTATCAGGCGAATCGACGTCATAGCCAAATCCATCATCCAGCATAGGATGTTTTGCCAAGTGCGGAAGCTTATCAAACATTTGTCTGTAATTAAAACGAACTTCTCTCCAGGTTCTGGTTGCTGTATCTAAAACCATATTCCTGGAAGCATATGCTCCACTTACAATTGAACTACCGGTAGGACCAGTTGACAACGCTGTAAATCTAAATGGAGTTTTTACTCGACCATCATAATTGGAAAAGTCACCTTTTTGTGACTGTGCTTCTGAGGTAGATGGATTGGAAGCGTTTTGTGTATATTTTTCTACCGATTCCTGATCAAACAGTGTCGACAAAGACTTTAACTTTCTTCCATCGTTGAGTGTATTGTAACTCATCATAGGAATGTCATCGGAATCAACTGCTCTGCGTGCACACCATTTAATTGTAGCATATGGAGACCATCTCGGCGCAATAAATTTGTATACGCCTTTTGATTCTTCGATGTCTAAATCTTTTTCTTCAACCAACAATATGTCTGTATAAATCGACTTAATAATACTTGACATTGTGCCATTAAAGGCCTGAGATATTAGTTTTGTTGAATCGTTAAAGTACGACCCTTGTACCAGTGATAGTGCATATGTTGTTGTAAAACTGTTATGCGCAACTTGGGTATCGATGCCAGCGGTTCTGAATTGGTATCGCTTATATATTGGTCCCTTTGAAACTGCAAAGTCAATTGTTTCTTGGCCAATAACAGGCAAGTTAGCCAATAGACCAGTTGCATCAACGAGCACAAGTCCGCCTATAAGTGTGCCTTCGAATAAACTTTCTTCGAATGACAGACCAACAAGCAGGTCTTCTATATCAATGGATTTGCCGTTAGCCGAAGTAATTTTTAGTTCTTCGAGCTTAACGCCAATTGGATCAAATCTAGCCATTTAAACTGTCTCTAAATTGTCTTTTCACCTTGCCAACAAACTCAGGTCTAATAACACGAATTTCGCGTTTCAGCTCATTAACATTTTTTTCATAATCAGAAATGCTAACAGCTGCTGCTCCTGGTTCACCACGCCACACATATTCACCGTCAGCGTTTTCGAAATGGTGATTTGCGTTGTAATAAAAGTCTACGCCACCATGGTTAATTTGGTCTAATGTAGTATCACCACGAACCAATTCACCAGGAACAAAATCACCAACGATATTGGATATTTTAACCCATCCTAGATTCGTGTTAATCATATCAATAGTACATGTTGCACCAGAGATCATCCCTCTTAGTGTTTCACCAATAACAAATTTATTAACAAGATCGAACCCATCATATTTAAAAATATAACCAGGATATCTTTGTTTTACAGAAATTTCTAATTCGCCAGAAGTTTTTGGCCAATCTTCATAATAATTCTTTAATTCTTTATTGATGATGAAGAAAGTCCAGTAATATTCTTGCTCACCGTATAATTTTTGTGATACGTGATCAGGTCTTTCACCGTCCTGAATAACATATGTTCTATAAAATGTGATATCATCTTTATAGTCAGTAATAATTTTTGACAGTCTGAAAATATCTACGACTTCTCGGGTGGAACCATTTCCATCCAAGTCGTACCTCATTTTTGGAAAGTATCTGAAGTATTTCATTAGAATCCCTGCTCGATATCTGCACGCGATAGCGTTTTTGTTTCTTGGAACGTCATTGCAATATCAATTTCAGAAGGATATCCACCGGCATAAAATGCATTAGAAGTTGGGTTATAGTTTGTTGTAATAGCTGTGCAATACGTGTCTGCGATCTTGGACATTTTTAACTTACCGCCACCGGTAGAACTTACCATTTCAATTCTAAAAACATCCGGGAACTGAAACATTGATTCGCTTTCGCTGCTCATACCATCTGAAATAGGGTACGAGTACTTACGAATAGTTTTAATCATTTGGTAAATGTCTTCTGCTTCAGATCTATTTGAAGGAATTAATTTATGAGCAAATGAGAACTGTCTTAGAATAGGACCTTTAAATAGCAACTGAGTTCTAGGGTTAGTTACTCGACCTGATTGAATTAGAGCTTGAGCTGCAGCACCTGCAACAAGACCGCCACCGCCATTGGCTACTCCTTGTAGCACACCGGCCTGGACAGTGTCTAGGGCTCCACTCATATCACCGCCACTGCCGACAACATTCATAGCATCAATACCCATACCTAAAGCGCTACTTAAGTTGACGTTTTCAAATGTTAGACCATCGCTGATTTGGACTGACGTAGGCATGTATAGATATATCCGAGAGAGCACAGTCTCGGTCGAATGCATCTGCCTACTGATGTCAGTAATCTCGTTCTGACGCTGATGGATACTAATCCTCATCATCGTACGATGATTCTGTAGGTTTCTAGGAAAGGTGTAATTAGCCATAACGACTCCGCTCGAAATTCGAATTCTTATAAGAGTATTTATATGGCTTACCGAGGGAAATACAGAGTAAAGAACCCAAAAAAGTATAAAGGGGACTCGACTAACGTTGTGTTCCGTTCTTTGTGGGAACGAAACACATTTAGGTGGCTCGACGAAAATGATGACATTGTTGAATGGAATAGCGAAGAAGTTGTTATACCGTACCTTTGCAAAACAGATAAAAAATATCATAGGTACTTCATTGATATTTATTTTAAAGCACGGAACGGTAAAAAATATTTAATCGAGATCAAACCGAAAAACCAAACATTGCCACCAAAACAGCCGGCTCGGAAAACAAAAAGATACGTTACCGAGGTGATGACGTACATAAAGAATCAATCAAAATGGGAAGCAGCTCAAGCTTTTGCATTGGACCGTGGATATATTTTTCAAGTATGGCACGAAGATACATTAAATGGTCTTGGAATTAAAATTCTTAAAGGTTAACGTATAAATAATAGCATGGCTAATACACTATTTCAAGATCTACAAGCAAAAGCATTCCGCGCAGGAGTTACTCCGCGGACAGAGGAGTCTATGGCTTGGTTTCGGAAGCAAGTTAAGAATATGCGTAATATCAACCGTAATTCTTTGCTGAAAGACGAAGCAGTTGAGAGAGTTACGCGCCCTCGTATTGGTGACATGTATATGTTCTATTACGATCCTAAACATAAGGACACGCTTCCGTTTTATGACCAATTCCCGCTAATCATTTTGGTTGACAAAGCTCCAGGTGGATTTTACGGATTGAATCTACATTATTTGCCCCTTCCTTTGAGAGCAAAGTTCTTTGATGCCTTAACGATGTCAAACAACAAATACGATGAAACAACAAGATTAAAAGCTCGTTATGCGGCTCTTCAGGCTTCAGCTAAACTCAAGTACTTTAAACCGTGTTTTAAAAGATATTTGACCAGTCATGTTGAATCGCGCATTGCAAGAGTCCAACCTACAGAATGGGAAATTGCATTGTTCTTGCCAACTCAACGGTTCAAGGGTGCAACAGCAGCAGAAGTTTATAAAGATTCTAGGAGTAAAATCTAATGACAATGGGTATAGAACGCCTTAAGTCGACTATTGGTCGTCGTACAGGTCTAGCTCCGGCAAATAGGTATGCGGTTTTCATCCCTATGCCATTGTTATCTCTTTCGTCAGGAAACATCCTTGGTAATGTTCTTAGTGGAAACCGTGCTCTAGGGCAGGTTGTTAACGATCCAAGAGACCTGACATTTCTATGCGAATCAGTGTCATTACCAGGCAGAACACTGGCAACAACAGATTATATGACAACACCTAAATCTGTTAAAATGCCTTACTCGTACATGAATGATGATGTTACGATGACATTTTTGCTAACAGGTGACATGTACGCCAAAAACATTTTTTCGTCTTGGCAAGACAAAATCATGAACACAAACAATAAACAGCTTGCGTTTAAAGATGAATACGTGTCGACAATTACAATTCAGCAATTGAACCAGAAAAATATCCCGGTATATACATGCACATTAAAAAATGCATTTCCGGTTTCAACTTCATCTATTGAGCTATCGAACAATAACGACAATACGGTATCTAGAGTTTCAGTAACGTTTGCATACGATGACTGGTCTGCAAACAACTTTGTTGGTACAGCGGTTGGTGGTCTTCTTAACGCCATTAACATACTTTAAATTATGCTATAGGAGAATATTATGGCTTTACCCGTGCTTAATACGGCAACGTATGAAATGAAAATTCCATCGACTGGAGAAAAGGTCGAGTTTCGTCCGTTCACAGTAAAAGAAGAAAAAGTACTATTAACAGTTCTAGAATCTAATGATATGACCTTGATTTCTAGAACACTAAGAAATCTTATTAACACGTGCACACTGGGCAAAGTGCAGGCAGAAGATCTGGCTATGTTCGATATTGAATACGTGTTTTTAAAAATTAGAGCCAAGTCTGTCGGTGAAAAAACGACTCTTGGTTTATTGTGTAAAAATAAAGATTGTAATGAGAAAAATGAATACGTTATTAACCTTGATACGATTGAACTATCTGGAAGAGGCATTTCTCCTAAAGAAAAGATTCAGCTGACAGATCAAGTTGGTATTATTATGCGCTATCCACGTGTATCTGACACTGAGACCTATTTAAAACACTATGCCTCAGAGTCAAATACGGGAATGGATCTTTTGATTGCGATTATGGCAGCTTCAATCGAAGCGATCTATGATTCCGAGGCGGTATATCCTGCTAAGGATCACAAGGTCGAAGAGATTGCTGATTTCCTTGAATCATTGAACGGTGATCAATTCAAAAAGGTTCAAGAGTTCTTTGCGGATTTTCCGAAGCTGTCTAAAGATGTTAATTTTGATTGTGTCAAGTGCGGTACGCACAATGAGTACACACTGGAAGGATTATCGGATTTTTTCGGGTAGCTCTTTCCCACAACTCTCTCGAGAGTATGCTAAAAACTAACTTTGCCATGATGCAGCACCATCATTATTCTTTGACTGAGATTGAGGCAATGTTACCGTGGGAAAGGGAGATCTATATCCAGTTGTTGTTGAATCATGTTGAAGAACAAAACGAAAGACTTAAGCTGCGTCAACAGCAGATGAATAGAGGTAGAAGATAGGTATGGCCATTAGTAATCTTAAAGACCTGATCGAAGAGATCAAGGCAGATAACGCGACAAATTCGCCTCGAATGAAAAATATCGAGGCGGATGGCCGTAACTCGCGCCGTCATCTGCTTGAAATGAAAAAATCGGTCTTTAAGATTGAAGACGCCATAAGGCTTATTTCTGAACCTGATAAAGGACTCACCGGCGCAGAAAAAGAGATGCTAGCCGAACAGAGAGCACGCGATGAAAGAATGATCGCTGCTCTTGAAAAACTATCTATGGGCTCGGTGTCAAATAATGCTGGTAATACGCAAAAGAGTTCAGGCGGCGGTTTAGGTGCAATGCTGTCAGGAGTCACCGGTGCGTTGGGTGCCGGAGCAGCTGGTCTTGGTATCGGACTTATGGGTGTTGCTGCTATTGCAGGTGTTGGGATTTTCCTTGCTGATACCCTGCAAGATATTGATACTGCCAAGATTAAGCAAAACGTTACGGACCTCTTATCGATTGGCGATGAGCTAAATGATGGAGACCTCATGCGTACGCTCGGAGAAGGTGGTACATTTTTCCTAGTCATGACCGGCATCGGGTTAGGTCTTGGCGTCTTTGCCGCTGGACAAGCAGCAGCAACAGCCGCCCAAAGATTTGAGAAAGACGGTT